GTTCAATAGTTGCATAGTATTGAATTGAACTAGGAGTGATTAAGGCTTGCTAGTCACGTTTAGTGAGTTTGCAGCGATCAAAGGGTGCGCCAAGGGCACGGTTACGGCTGCGAGCAAGGCGCGGATCGCTGCTGCGGTGGTGGAGAAGGATGGCAAGCGGTGGCTGGATCGTGATCTTGCGATCAAGCTATGGGACAAGAACACGAAGGCAACGCACAACAGCAAGGTCCGGCGGGCTGATCCAGTGGAGGATCCACCACCGCGTGATGCAGCGGAGTTGAAGCGGCGTGTTGAGGGGCTGCCGGATGATGCGATCCCGGACCTGAATGAGAGCAGGGCGCGGCGTGAGCACTATCAGGCAGAGCTAGCAAAGCTGCAGGTGACGCAGCAGCGGGGTGAGTTGGTGGCTGCGGATGAGGTGAAGAAAGAAGCGTTCAAGATGGGCCGCAGTGTGCGTGAGGCGCTGGCGAACTTGGCGGACAGATTGAGCCACCAGCTGGCCGGTGAGACGGATCCGGTTGTGATCCATGCGGTGCTGACGCAAGAGCACCGTGCGGCGCTTGTGGAGCTGTGTGATGGCTGATGCGTGGCGTGATGGGTTCCTCGAGGGCCTGCGGCCTGAGACGCCGTTGACGGTGAGCGAGTGGGCGGATCGATATCGAAAGCTGAGCAGCAAAGCGAGCGCGGAGCCGGGGCCGTGGCGCACGGATCGGACGCCTTACCTGCGCGAGCCGATGGATTGCCTGAGCAGCGAGAGCCCGGTGCAACGAGTGGTGATGATGTTCGCGGCGCAGACAGGGAAGACGGAGGCGGGCAGCAACTGGCTGGGCTATGTGATCGACCATGCGCCGGGCCCGATGCTGTGCGTGCAGCCAACGATCGAGATGGCGAAGCGTCTGAGCAAGCAACGGCTTGAGAGCATGATCACGGAGACGCCGGTGCTGGCGGCCAAGATCGCACCTGCCAGGAGCCGCGACTCTGGCAACACGATGTTCAGCAAAGAGTTCAGCGGCGGCATCATGCTGATGGCCGGGGCGAACAGCGCCACCGGGCTGCGCTCAGCGCCGTGTAGGTATTTGTTCTGCGATGAAGTGGATGCCTTCCCTGCTGATGTGGATGGTGAAGGCGATCCGGTGAGTTTGGCGGAGCGGCGGACGACGACGTTCGCGCGGCGCAAGATCCTGCTCACCAGCACACCAACCGTGAAGGACTTCTCACGGATCGAGGCGGAGTATCAGCGGAGTGATCAGCGGCGGTTCTATGTGCCATGCCCGGCGTGTGGCGCGATGGAGTGGCTCAAGTGGGGGCAGCTGAAGTGGGCCGATGGCAAGCCGGAGACTGCGCGGTATCAGTGCGAGCACTGCGGCGAGCGGTTTGAGGAGATGCACAAGCCGGCAATGCTGCGCGGCGGTGAGTGGCGTGCGACAGCACCGAGCAATGGGCGCACGGCTGGATTCCATCTGAGTGGGCTCTACAGCCCGCTGGGATGGTGCAGCTGGGAGCAGCTGGTGGATGACTTCCTGCGGGCCAAGGGCGATGCACCGGCGTTGAAGTCGTTCGTCAATACGCGGCTGGCTGAGACGTGGGAGGAGGATTACGCGGCCAAGGTGAGCGCTGATGGATTGATGGCGCGGCGCCTTGAGTACAAGCCCGGCGTGTGCCCTGCTGGCGTGGTGTTGCTCACTGGTGGTGTTGACGTGCAGGACAACCGGCTAGCGGTGAGCGTGTGGGGATGGGGCGAGGGTGAGACGGGCTGGCTGGTGTGGCATCAGGAGCTGATGGGTGACCCAACGCAGACGGATGTATGGGAGCAACTGGATCATGTGCTGGCGACTGAGTGGGAGACGGAGGGCGGCAAGCACCTGAAGCTGGCGCAGGTGGCGGTGGACTCTGGCGGCCACTGCACCCATGAGGTGTACAGGTACGTGCGTGATCGCGTGTCGCGCGGTGTGGTGGCGATCAAGGGCAGCAGCAGGCGCAACAGCCCGGCAGTCGGCAAGGGCAGCAAGGTTGACGTGAACTGGCGCGGCAAGGTGATCAAGCGCGGCGTGACGCTGTACCAGCTGGGCACCGACACGATCAAGACGACGTTGTTCGGGCGGCTGCGTCATAACGAGACCACCGGCGGTTTGAACTTCGGGCTTGCTGCCGATGATGAGTACTACCGCCAGCTGACCAGTGAGCGGCAGGCCTTGCGGTATCACCGCGGGTTCCCGATCAGGGAATGGGTGAAGAAGGCAGGCGATCGGAACGAGGCGCTGGATTGCGCGGTCTATGGCTACGCGGCGATGTTGATCTATGGGCGCAAGATGAACAAGGCGACGATGTGGGAACAGTTGCGAGTGCAGCTAGAGGAAGGGAAGAAAGCACCGCTAAGATCAAGGAAGCAACAGCCGATAGCGGCTGGGCCTGGATTTGTCAGCAACTGGTAGGCCGTGCAGATTCCCGCGACAATCAGGGCAGGCGACACGATCCGCTGGATTGATATCGCCGGCACCGACAACCTAGGAAACATTGTCAGCAGCGCCGACTACACGCTGACCTACTGGCTGCGCACCAATACGGCTAGCGAGGGTGCGTCAGTTGTCGGCACTGCCTACGGCACTGGATGGGAATTCACTATCGCGGCCAATGTCAGTAGTGGCTTCGATGCTGGCACGTGGTACTGGCAGGCGATTGCCAGCAAGAGCGGCTCGGTTATCACGCTGGGCGCCGGCCAGCTGACGGTGGATGCGGCGCTGTCCTATGCGGGCACACCGGGTGCATTTGATGGGCGGTCGCAGGCGCAGATCGATTTGGATGCAGTGCAGGCTGCGATCCGCGCGATTGTTAGCGGCGGCGCTAAGCAGTACAGCATCGGCAGCCGCAGCTTTACCAAGCTGGATCTGGGCGAGCTGATGGAACGTGAAAGTAGGCTTAAGGCTGAGGTGAAGCGTGAGCAGATGGCGGATCTAATCGCCAACGGCTTGGGCAATCCGCACAACCTATTCGTGAGGTTCTGATGGGATTGCGCACGCGGTTGTTCAAGGCAATGGGGTTTGAGCCTGTGCGGCCTCGTGCGCGGGCGTATCAGGGTGCGCGTGTTAGCCGGCTGACGGCTGACTGGGTGACAAGCGGCACCAGTGCTGACAGCGAAATCAAGAGCAGCTTCAAGGCGCTGCGCAATCGTGCGCGGCAGCTGTGCCGTGACAACGACTATGCGCGGCAAGCGTTGCGGAGCATTCAGAACAATGTGATCGGGCACGGCATTAAGCATCAGTCACAGGTGCGGATGCAACGTGGCGGGCGGCTGGATCAGGCGATCAATGGCCAGATCCATGAGGCATGGGAGAAGTGGATGCATAAAAGCCGCTGTGATGTGAGCGGCCTGCTGGGATTCCACGATATGGAGCGGCTGCTGTGCCGCAGCTTGGCGGAGAGCGGCGAGGTGTTCGTGCGGATGATTCGCCAGCCGTTCGGTGGGTCACGGGTGCCGTTTGCGCTGCAGGTGCTGGAAGCTGATTACTTGATCGACGACGATATCCCACAGGCCGCGGCCGGTAACACGGTGCGGATGGGCATTGAGGTGGATGGCTACCTGCGCCCGCAGGCTTATCACTTCTATGCCAACCATCCGGGTGATACGTATGCGGGCAACCCGCGGACGAATGGCCGACGGATCCGGGTGCCTGCTGATGAGGTAATTCATCTGTTCCTGCCCGAGCGGCCGGGGCAGACGCGCGGCGTCACATGGTTCGCTTCGGCGCTGATGCGGCTGCACATGCTGCAGGGCTATGAAGAGGCCGAGGTGGTACGGGCTCGGGCTAGCAGCGCACTGATGGGATTCATCCAATCGCCTGAGGGTGAGCTGATCGGCGATGAGATCTATGAGGGCGAGCGCGTGAGTGAGTTCTCTCCTGGTGTGTTCAAGTATCTGGCGCCGGGCGAGAGTGTGACGGTGCCAGATCTGAATGCACCGGACGGCCAGCTGGAACCGTTCACGCGATCGATGCTGCGCGCTGTAGCCGCTGGCGTTGGCGTCAGCTTCGAGAGCATCAGCAAGAACTTCTCAGAGAGCAACTACAGCAGCAGCCGTCTGAGCCTGCTGGAAGAGCGCGACACGTACAAAGTGCTGCAGCGGTTCTTCATTGAGAACTTCCATCAGATCGTCTACGAGAACTGGCTCGATATGGCGGTGTTGAGCGGTGAGCTGAACCTGCCTGCATACGAAACCAACCCTGACCGCTACCGCGCCAGCCGCTGGATCCCTCGCAGCTGGGAATGGGTTGATCCGCAGCGTGAGGTGAACGCCTATAAGGATGCGGTGCGTTGCGG